CGCCAGCGCCTGTACTGCGCCTCCCACAGACAGCAGCGCAGCTGACGTGGCCGCAGCGTCTTTCTGCACCTGCCGGGACCATTTCTCAGACGCGCGCTGCGCTTTGTCCATTCCGGAGGTGAAGCCGCCCACTTTGGCGATCAGGTCAATCGTCAGCGTGCCGAGCGATTTGGAAGCCATAATTTCTCCGTTGGCGGCAGTTACGTCCAGGTTGCCATTGCTTCCTGAAGCGATATCGGCTCACTGGATGCTGAAACAGGGGTATAGTGCAGTGTGAAATCTGTCGGGCTGAAAGCGGGCGTATCAGCAGCGCGGTTAACGTTCGCTATGGTGCTGGCGATGACTCCCGCATCCCACTCTGCGCGCAGCATCGTGTTCAGGCTGCCGTATTTTTCCCGGTATTTTGCCCAGACTTGCGACTCCCTGAAGCTGAGCCCTTCACGCGCTTCGGCGATCGTTCGTCCGCCGATGCCGTTGAGGACGAGTTCGCACCAGAATTCGTCTTCGGCGCTGAGCTCGTACTCTTTCCCAAGTCGTTAACTTCCTGGATGGCAACCAGCAGCGCGATGGTGAGTTGACCGTCCAGCGAACCACGTTCCGGATCGGCATCGCCGGTAATATCTGCCACCGTAAATACCGGCTTGCCCTCTTCATCACAGATTGATGCCGCGATGCGGCCAGCGACACCATCAATTTTGCCGCCCATTGCCATGACGTCATTCGTCGCCGTCTGATAACCCATCGGGCGCACATAAACGGTTGCAGTCAGAACTTTATCACCCTGCTTCCAGGTGATTTCTTTCTCAACAGGCCGCCCTGTAAAGGCTCCCGCTTCTTTCAGGGATTCAAGCGTCAGCTTCATGTTTTACCTGCTAAACGGGGCCGGAGCCCCTCAGAAATTAAGAACCGGATTCAGCTTTAGGAATCCACGCGCCTGCGCCTGAACGCTGGATTGTGGCCGTGGTCTGCACCACGGTGTTAGCCTGAAAGTCGAACGGGAAGTCGGCAACGTAACCTTTAAAAACGTACCAGGTTCGGTCGGATGGAAGATCGAGGCCGTCAACAGCATCGGTATCACCTGACGCCGCTACGGTTGGTGCCGACTCACCATCTGACCAGCCGACAGCGAAGACCAGATCGGTCTGGTCGGAGGTTTCAGCCAGATTGCTCAGCATCAGATGGCTGGCATTTTTTGGATCAGCGTTCAGCGTCGCAGAAGCCTGAGCAGGCGTTCGCAGCCCCTTTTTATAGGTTCGCGTGCTCTTTTCACTCAGACAGGTATCTTCAATCTGATCCGCCGGGCTGCTGCCCGGGTTGAATGCGGTAATGCATTCGATTTCGCTCACTGTGTTATTTGCAAACACATAGAGCTGCGTGCCCTGCGTCAGTACAGACATGGTTATCTCCGGACGTAAAAAAACCGGCTCATGGCCGGCTGGTTAGTAAGTGAGGTGATCAGCGCAGGACTATCCAGTCCACGTCAAACGAATAGCGGTACCTCTTCGTTTCATCATCGCGGCTCTGCCCGCCCCAGCGCATAATGTGCGCATGCGGCTCAATCGCGTTTCGCAGCGCCTCAGCAACCGCGATGGCTTCATCTGGCGTGTCGGCGTACACGTCAACCTGCAGCGTGAATGCATCCGCATCTGGCCGCTGGCCGAGGTAGTTTTCCGGCTCACCGGTGATGTTTTGCCACACCGCATAGGGATAAACGACAGCGTCATCCTGCAGGCCGAATGGATACAGGCGAAGCCGATCACCGCCAATCAACGCGTTAACTTCAGCACTGGCAGCACATACCGGGAAAATGGGTGCTATCACGGCGGCACTCCTTTCTTGCGCGCACGGGCAATAGCCCGATCGATGGCTTTGGAATATTCAGAGGTGAAAGTCGCGACAACCTGATCGATGCTGTTTTCCGCCGCAGGCCGCATGAAGGGTTGTGCCTTCATTTTTTCAGTGCCGAACTCCAGAAGGCGCCAGTGCGGCGTTGGTGCATTAACCGCCTTGTCTGGATGGTTCTGTAAAACCGCGCCATGCAGAACGCCAATACGAAAAGCCAGATCGCCGGTGCGGCGGAAAACCCTGCCGTTCCAGCGCAGTGCTACGTTATCGGCGATGCTTCGCCCGGTATGCGGGTCGTCCAGGCGTCTGGCATTTGATTTTGCCCGGTCAACAATGACGTTACCCGCACGCCTGAGCGCTGAGCGCCCACCTTTACGACGGAGGTCATCGCTGATTTCCTCCAGTTTTCCCAGCAATCCGTCTACGCCGGTAAGCGTAAATTCGACACCATCAGCCATTATTCACCCCTTCTGAGCAGGGAAGCGTAAGGTAATCCAGCCCGCTTAGAGGGTCTGGCAGCACCCCCTCGACGTTATAGATCCTCCCGCGATACTCAATGCGGTGTTTACTGGTAATGTCGGGCCGGTAGCGGATGGTAATGCGCGTCGTTATTTCGCTTTGCACCGCCATTGCCGCCGTAAACTCCCGGGCTGAAGAGGGTGAGACCTCAGCCCATACGTCAGCAACTTTCTGCCACGTTTCTGTTACGGCACCCGTTGCCGGGCTCTGTGACCTGACCGGCTGCTGGATTGTTACCCTATGCCGCAATTTGCCTGCCTGCATAACCTACCCCTTCGGCTTACCGCTCAGATAAGTCTGCGCTGGCAGCTCAGCAGCTGTTTCATCGGCTAAAGACTGGTAAAGCAAAGCGGCTAAGGTTTCGGTTGATTCAGCCATCCGGTTTATTGCCGCCGTTTGCTCGCTCATTGCCTTTGTCTGCTCTGCCATCGCTTTCAGCAGATCGCTTACCTGTTGCTCGTTCATAGGCGATTCTCGTCCATTTTTTTATCCACTCACGCCGCGCCTGACAACCGCTGCATGCCATAATTCCTCCTGACGTCAGCAGATAGTTGGTTTCCGGAGTGAATAAATCAGGCAGGTTACTGAATAAGGTAGCTCCCCCTGTTTCATCTGGCTTTCCTCTTCTCCGCCGCGAACGCGGTCAAGAATGCCAACCAGAATCAACGTTGCCTGTTTTACGCGCTGCAGTTCTGGCGCATCGGTGATGACGTTTCCGTCATCGTCGATGACCCTGTCACGACTGCCCTGAATGTAATCAAACACAGCGGCGCTGGCAGAATAAATCTTCAGCTGCAGATCGCCGTCGCCAGCATCGGTATCAATCCTCAGGTGGTCTTTTGCTTCGCTAAGCGTCACGAACTCAAGCATTACTTAGCCCTCGCATCACGACCGCGCTTAACAGCCAGCTTCCAGCCCTTTGAACCATCTTCGCCAGGCTTGTCACCTGTCTCATCATGGCAGTACCAGACTGATCCGCCCCAGGTCACGCTGTCACCGGGATAATATTTCTGCCCCTCTTTGAAAATATCCCGGTAGATCATCACCGGGACAGAGAAGGTTTTTTCAGTTTTTTCACCGCTGGATTTTGTCGCCGCCACTGTGAAATGGCGCTCATCATCCTGACTGATGTCGATAGCGTCGATGCCGTCTACCAGACATTCCCAGCCGTTCATGCCGGCTGTCTTCTGATACGATCGCCACAGACCACCTGAATGAATCGCGTAGCTGCCGCGTGGGTACGACTTCTCAGGGACAATTTCAGGCATAATTTCCAGTTGCAGCGCATCTTTGCCGTCTTCGCCATCATCACCGTCTCTGGCCTTTGGCATCTGCTCTACCGCATCCTTCACCATCTGAGCGATATCCGGCAGCGGCTCTGGTTTTGGCAGTTCGATATCAGCGACTGCATCACGGACCATCTTGCCGATATCGGGAAGCGCGGGCGGTTCGGGTGCGGCAGGTTCGGGAATGTCCGCCACGGCATCTTTTACCATCTGCGCAATATCCGGCAGTTCGGTCGCTGCCGGCACGTCAATCTGATCCAGTACAGATTTGATGATTGACGGCACATCGACAGGAGCCGTCTGGCATTCACTTAGCTTTTTTTCCAGTCCGGCTATTTTCATTTCCTGCGACTGGAAGGCGGCTTCGTACTTTTTGTGTACTGCTGCCAGCTGCTCTTTTACTGCCTCGCTGACCGCTTTTAGCAGTGACATGTCACGTTCATTCATCGGTTAGCAGTCCTTTCAGCATTGCTTTGACCATGAACTGCTCATGCTCTGATAGAGCCTTGCTGTTTTCATCGTCGGTTGATGGGGCCGTAACGGCAGGCGGTTCACTCTGAGAATCGTTGCCAAAGGGATTGTCTGCCGCGTCACGCTTGGCAAGTGCCGAAAGGGCGTAGTTCTGCTGCTGAAGATAAGGCGTATCACCACCGTTAACCGGCAGCATATTTTCTTTTTTACGCGCCTGATTCGGTGCCAGCCAACCGGCGCCGATGCCTTCACTGTAGGTTTTGTAACGGCCCTCAGTGTCCATGCGGATCAGCGTGTCGAGGTCAAACTCAACGCCGGTCTGCGCATCCAGGCTGAAGGATTCATCGAGAAGAAGCTCAATCCCTTCGATGTGCGTCTGAAGGCATTGCGAGTAATACCCCTGGTCGAGCGCTTCAATGTTGTTGTAAGACGGTGTGGCCGCCGTGTTTACTTTGTAAATGGGTACATGGAAGGTGGAGCAGATAATCTCAGCGGTAAGCTTCAGCTGTTCAACCATCTGAGCGTCAACCGCGGTCATGGCGATGACTTCAAACGATGCATTATCAGCCAGCAGTGCTGTTTTGCCGGCATTTGCGCCAGAGTAACCCTCGTCCCAGTTTTGTTTAATCTCGCGTGCTTTATCCTGATCAACCGCACCAGGCACTTTGATAACGCCACCCGGTTTGCCACCGTTTCTGAAGTGATTTGCGGAGTTGGTCAGTATGGCATCACCCTGCATAGCGGTTAATCCGCAGGCATAAATTGGTGAAAGGCCGCAGAGAGGATGGAAAAAGCAGTTAAACCGGTCGTGAATGATTTCCCGCGCCGGCACCATGACCTGCTGCTCAAGTCCGTGCACGTTGTCGGGGCGGACCTGATAAAAGATTTCTCCATCTTCAGTTACGTAAGGGGTGACTTTATTCGGGTCAAGCACGCGAAGCTGCTTAACTTCACCGTCCGGATTGCGCAGCTTCAGCACATAAGTATTGCCGTCTGATAGCTTGGAATTCATCCAGCACTCAAAAAACTGCATGCGTGTCTGAAAGCTGTTCGGCTTTCTCAGCAGCGGTGAAATGATTTCATCGCTGTGATCAACCCATATTCCGCTGCTTACCCGCTTCTTCAGCAGGAGTGGCATCTTGGCGATATCAGCAGATATGAGTGAAATACACGCAAACACAGCGTGATAGGCAAGCACGGTCGTGCTGTCTACCTCAATATTGCGCTGCCATGCGCCGGTAAACGACTCAAAAATTCTGTTCCACCAGCCGCTTTTGGCAGCCTGCAGCGCCTTTTCTTCCTTACGTTTTTTGCGGAAACCGAACATTGGCTGCTTCTCCCGGCGTTATTTCTTTTTCTGGCCCTTAGCCTGCTTTTCAACGATATCGATGAACTCGACAACGCCGGTTAAGCGGAGAACTTCCGCATGATCGTCACGCAGAAAGCGTTTCTCCCCCGCATGTGCGTCATGCGTGGGCTTCAGATAACGAACCTGTTTCATTGAGAAAAAAGCGGGG